TTGACTTAGTTAAGAGGTCATACAATGGCGGTAAATCAATATCGTTTGACATATCATTATTCCGGTAATGTTTCCATTGCCCATGATGCACCCATACAAACAAACGGCACTTGATCGTAGAATTCAAGTTTAATCACGAATGATTGACCTCTCTTTGTCGTTCCTAACTTTCTATATACTGTTCTAAATGTTCGCTGTCCTATAAATCCCAAAGGTGCAGGTGTCGAATATCCGTAAGTTTGCCCACCATCTTTTGAGATAGACATAAATAAAATAGGTGTTATTGGATTTGTGACCATGAAATCTTGTTCTGTTTCGATATCAAGACCACTTTCAGTCAATAATATTAAGCCGTCTTCCGTGGAAATATCTTGAACTAAATCTATAATTCCAGCCTCAGCAATATTCCCTTGTAGCAAATCAATCTGTAATCGATCAATTCTAATTCTATTACCACCTGGAGGATAAAATGCTTTTGTTATTCTCGCACGTCTTATGGATTGACCATTATTGTTATAGGTATTTCTATCCATTATATAGAGTATAGGTGAGGCATAATCGCCTACATAATTCATCCCATTAAAGTAAGCATGGGTTTGCGCTGGATGGCGTGAATAAGTGAGAATTTCTTCTTCATGCCACATTTTCGTTGCTTCACTCGTTGGATCGCTTTGCGTAATGTTATAAACAAACGTGTGATTCGCCAGCGTCCAATTCATTCTATAAAAGATTAAATTATTTTCTTTAATCAAAAACGCTCGGCAATCCGCCATTTGTTGTTTTGCAGCATATAAAGAAAGCTGTGCGTCTAATGCACTGGTACTTATTGGGATAGGTTGCGTACCCGAAACTTCCATCACTGCACCTAAGCCACCGCGTGTTTGTGACTGAAAACACATAATATCGAAATCGACTGCAATACTACCGATACAAGGACATCCGTATTCCATCAATAATGCGTTATTTCTTCGGAATGGTAAGTTACTACCTACGCCCGCGTTTTCCCAAACTTCGGTAAAAAACTGAGAGAACAAAAACAAGCGTCTATGCAAAGTACGACATGCAACAATCGTCCCAGGATGCGAGGTAATTTCACCTAATTGCAATTGCCCGCTATTCGTCACGAATATATCACCACTAGAACCGGTCGTCGCAAAAGTAATCGCTGTACCACCATTTGTTACAGAAATAGTAAAGGTCGTGCTATTCACTACAGTCTTAACATAATAGGTAACCCCCGCTGTAATAGCAGGCGTTCCAGTAGGAAGCGTCGCACCGTTAAATTGTATAGGCGTTCCAGTTTGATAATTGAGAGTGGTTCCGCTTGATAAAATTAAATCAGGCGATCCACTACTTGCCGCTAAAAACCCATTTCCGGTGCCGCTCGTATAATCAGGCCCCCATACTAACCCCTGATTAAACATGCTCAATTGAAATGTATTTGTTTCACCGTTGGCGACAACAAAAAAACCATCTAAATAACAAACATCAATAGGGTTTCCATTAGGTGCATCGGGGAAACTTGAATCGGTAATTTCGGAAAAAATACTCGTAATCGTGTCATAAATATAACCATTCTGTCCGTCTACAAATATAATCTGAAATGTATTTGCATCGATTCCAACATAGCCAACTGTAGTTGCTAGAGGTTTATTATTAGGATTTAATTGTGATACTACACCCGCCGTTGTAATTGAATAAACATTCGCACCAATTACAACGTATTGAATATTGTTAAAAACAAATTGCGCACGAAATCCATTTGCGGCATTCGGAAAAACAAAATTACCGTTAATCAAACCTGAAGTATAAACTAAACTTTTTTTCTTCTTACCTAATGGATCTAAATACGCATAGCAATTAATCGACCTTTCCGCATCGATTGGCGAAAAGATCTGATTGTTATAACTACCAACGATGTCATAGTCTTCAGCTTGCGTCATTAGTAACTCAAAATATTAGGCCAGTAGAAAGGCTCTGGCGCGGTTAGAACTACAGATGGTCTAAGAGTTAGATCAGTTTCATTCGCGACCTTAAATGAATCGTAATAATCGTTATATTCCTGTTCATTTTGCGCTGGCCAATTACCCGATGGATAATAGGCGAGAAACTTTCTGTCAAGTGCATATTTTAGAAATCCGTAATAGTTCGGTGGCAGCTCGCCAAGAGTGTCTTGTGGCCCCAATGAATTAATCATCGATTTAACTTGAATCTGATAAGGATAAGGTTGATCAGGTACCGGATAGACAGTAATAAAACTTTCTTGTGCCTGTTTGTTTAAAAAGATAAAACCAGGCCTAGCAAGTAAATTTGTTTGTCTAACCACATTCCAATAAGTCGCTTTATTAATAATTCTCAACGGATAGACAAGGCTTGTTGCTACACCGCTGGTCATTCCTTGATAGGTTGTGATCTGATTGATCGGCGTACCATCAGTCGTTAATATAATAGGAATGTTTGCTAGAGCATCCCGATTTGATAATGCGAGTTGAATCGTTGTAGGACTAATAAATATCGCATAGTACGTTACGCCTGTCACAAGTGGAGAAGGGATGACTCCAGCCGTTGAAAGGATGACAGGCGTACCCGTAGGGAACGCATTGGTAGATCCAGACAATGTAAGTAAATTCGTACCGAGATTTGCAGTATAAGAAAAAGTAACTGCATTCGCATTTTGATTAACGCCAACACCAGGCACAACATAATTTGCAAAGGATAGATCAACGATACGATCAGCCGTAATATTAGTGCCTAATATCATGTCTGAAATAGAATATGTATCTTGCCCCACAACAAATTGGCTGCGTAATGTTGTTAGATAGGGAATATAGATACTATCAACTGCGAATTTATCGAGTAATTCATTAATTAAATCTAGCCCTGTGGTGAGCATAAAGGCATCGGGGGTTTCCGATACCCCTAGCTCTCCCAAAAGCCAGAGAGAATTATTAATCACATCGTTTGTCGTCCTGACAACTTGTGGCATAATTCTTGCTCCATGTCGACTTACTACGAGTATTTCAGCAATCCATCATGGATTACCGATCACATCGACATTAACTCTCATCACCACCAGCAGGCTTGACAGGGAACGCAACATTATCAAGGCCTTTGGTAAGATCTTTCGCCATCTCTTGAGCGTGCATACCGTTGTTACACATGTACGCATTAAACTCCATCGATTCGCCTTTCAGTTTTGGTTCGCGTCCAGCGTGCTTAGATAATTCAGCTTGCTGCTTCTTCACGAACGCATTCTTGTTCGAGTGTTCCGACTCGAATCTCTTCTGACGGGTGTTTTGCATCGCTGCGTCTTTTCCTGGTGCGTTGTCGTATCGGCTCTTCATGTTCTTTACTCCAATTCTTTGCTTTAGTGGGATGATCAAACCAAACACCGCTTTCGAGAAGTCGCTTGTATTCTTCTTCCTGTGTATCTTCTATCACCCGCATTCCCTGCGTTTTGTGATACAAGCAACTTCTTTCAAAAGGCATTAGTCAATTCCTATTAAGATAATAATTTAACTGCGTACTGTGGGTGCCATGAGAAACCACACAGAATGTCGAGACGCATTAAGTTTTGATATCCTAAAATGTCACCGGTTTGTGTTACTGCAAGTGATAGACCAGTTTCAGGATCAATCGCAACACTGGAGTAAGGAACTTGTAGTTTGTAAAGTGGAGGACATACGATATCAAGCGCACGTGATGGATATGCAACATTTACGTTATAGCTTCCAACAACTGTTACAGCCGCACCGGTTGGGACTGGCCCATCCACATTTTGTAATGGACTTGAAGATGCGCTTATGATGACTGGAGCAACGGTAATTGTTACTGCACCACCAGAGGAGGAATTAGCAGCCTGAGTAATTACAAACTGCATGTTCTGACCCGTTGATGCACGTGATAATTTATTTACAGAATGCACACCAGCAATCGAGATCAAATCACCTGGTAAGAAATAGTTGGTGATATTGATTGTCGCACCTGAAAGTATAATCGTATTTCCGCTAGATACTGCACCATTCACCAGCAATACATCGCCTGGATAGGTTACGGGGCCAACACCTGCTGTGTGTCTAACAATGTTTTGGGATTGGAAAATATCGAAATAAGATAAATGGCCAATCGCTGATTGTCGGACAATGTCTTCGTTGAAAACTGGAGTAAAGTTGTTTAATAACGCTGATTTCAAACTAGAACCATCGCGTACTGTCATTGCAAGGTATGCATCGGATGCAATGTTTACACCTTGCTCTAACAATGTCGCACCGGCTAAATCAACCGCTTGGAAAGAGTTAATTGGGGTGCCAGCAACGCCGGTGAAATAATTTAATTGTTGTTCAGCAGCAGAGCAAACATCACGTTCCATTTGAGTGATAATATTTTGAATTGCAGGCTGAATGAACATGCGTGAGAAATCTTCGATACGCAATGTGAGATCTTGTACGGTATAGGCGATCAACGCATGATATTGATGCGCTACAGTAATTGTTTCTACTGTTTCGATAATATCTTGTGGAACCGCTGTTGAACCATCACCAATAACAAAGTTATTTTGTCTGCGAACTTGTAACGTATCACCAATCTTATAACCAGAGTTGTTAAAGTCATCTTGATAGATGCGTGATCCGGTCATCACAAAAGGTGCGTTGTTTGCAAACATCGCAAGTGCGGTATTCGAGACGAGTTGAGTTGTAATAAATTGATTAGGCATTGCCAAAATCTCCATCCGTGTTTTTAAGATGGCGAAGAGAATTGACAATCATTAGTCATTCCATCAACGCCAATTCCATGCTGAAAGTTTTTTATTTATTTAAACTTTCCGGCTTTCATTCTCGCCCTGATTTCCGAAGGCGGTGTTTTATCCGTTATGGCATTTGAATTAACGACTGGATTGCTTTTGACATTACCAAGTGGGCGAGCATTACTACTAGAACCTTTGCTCTCAGCCCCATTTGCCAAAGCATGTGACAGTGCTGTCAATTCACGTGCTTGTTCAAGTGGGTGGAGTTTAGAAATACGTTTTAGTTCATCACTGTTTTTACCAAGTTTATACAGAACTTCGCCTGCTGATCCCGCACCTTTTTGAGGTAGGAACAGTGCCGCATCGCGCATATGCTCAGTGAATGGGACATCATTTCCCCTCACTACATCGTCAAAGTCATCGTACTTGTCTGATACATTATCAAGATGTTTATTCAAGTCTTGATATGACTTTTGAACGTGAGCCATACGTTCTGCATTTTTAGCTTTGCTCTCTTCCATTTCCTTGTGTCGGAGGGCATAACTAA